TGCAAAAAGATATCAAAGCATCTACAGACAAAGAAGGTAACATTGATGCTACAAAACTATTGTCAAAAGGTGTTGATAGAATGATGCCTGCTATGGGCGGCGCTGTAAGAGACCTCAATAAAGTTTATTACAGAGACATGCCTGGCAAACTTCAAGCAGATCAAAAACGCAATCCACAAGAATTTAAAAAGCAATATGATGCACTTGATCCAGAATCAAGAGCCGAAATTGACAAACAGTTAGCAATTACTCCTGCACAAGCCAAAGCAAATTATAAAGCACAGCAAGGCGCAGCAGACAATCAAATGACTGATATGGGTTATTCAAAATATGGATATAACTATAATAGTCAACCTGTTGTTGGTCGTATTAAAAATGCAGGCGCTTGGGTAAAAGATAAGTTTAACGAAGAAGAACTTGATGAAAGGGTTGTACCAGGGCAACCTTCTTTGGCTCAACATATACAATCACAAACAAAACCTGATCCTGCTCCTGAATTGGAACCAGTTAAGGTTCAATCAAAAAGACCTGAAGGTGCAAACTGGAGTAAAGAATATTTACAAAAGGCAGCATCAAATGATGGGGGAAGATATATGGTATCTCCCGATAAAGCACAACAATATCTAGATACATTTCACAAAGAAGATGTATCAGAAGGTTCTACAAAACAAGCAATGTGGAACGATGCTGAAAACATGAGTTTAGAAAGATTCACTGAAAAATACGGTGATGAAGATTGGATAAAAGAATTTTGGCACAATATAAATGATATTGATGAAGGTCTTGACGCAAATCAAAAACGTGCAGGACAATTAGGTCCAACAGAACCAGTAGGTAAAAATGAAAAGAATCTACGCGGTAAATTAGTTGGCGCAAGCGAGAGTGTAGAATTGGATAGAATAAAAACGCTTTCGGGATTAAAGTAATATTTTTTGCACATAGTTCGGTGATATATAATATTGACACAGCATGTTATTCGTGTAGAATAATATGATGTGTTAGTTGTCTCCTAGACAACTCAACATAAAACACATTTAGGCTCAACATAGGCATTTACAACATAGGAGATTATATATGGCAAGTCTAGCAGATATCCGTGCCCGCATTGCGGCACAAGAAAGTAAGAAATCAGGTCAGGGTCAACGTACCCAATCAGACAACGCAATTTATCCACACTGGAATATGGACGAAGGCACTACTGCCACTGTACGTTTTCTTCCAGACAAAGATGAAAAAAATACATTCTTTTGGGTAGAACGTCAAATCATTAAGTTGCCTTTTAATGGCGTCAAGGGTGATGCTAATATGAAGCAAGTAGTTGTACAGGTCCCATGTGTAGAAATGTATGGCGATAACTGTCCTATCTTGGCTGAAGTACGTCCTTGGTATAAAGACGATACTCTCAAAGACATGGCTAACAAGTATTGGAAGAAGCGTAGTTATTTGTTTCAAGGCTTTGTTCGTCAGAACCCAATCGGCAATGATGTAACTCCGGCAAATCCAATTCGTCGTTTTGTCATCAGCCCGCAAATTTTTACAATCATCAAGGCTAGTTTGATGGATCCTGAAATTCAAGAACTTCCCACTGATTTGATGCGCGGTCTTGATTTTAACATCAAAAAGACTAGCAAGGGCGGTTATGCTGATTATAGCACTTCAAATTGGGCACGCCGTGAAAGTGCATTGACTGAAGTAGAACAGGCTGCTATTGAAGCACATGGTCTATTCAATCTTGCTGACTTCTTGCCTAAGAAGCCTAGCGAAAGTGAACTCCGTGTTATTAAGGAAATGTTTGAGGCTTCAGTAGATGGTAAGCCTTATGACAATGACAAGTGGGGTGCGTACTATCGCCCATATGGTCTTGAAGCACCTGCTGGATCATCAGTTCCCCCGCATGTTACTGAAACTACAACTCTAACTGTTTCAGCCAAGAAGGCAGAAGTAGAAGATGTTGAAGAAGAATCAGAATCAAAGAGTGAACCCGTAGTTGTTCCTAAGAGTACTTCTAGCGATAAGGCACAGGACATTTTAGCGATGATCCGTGCAAGACAGCAGAAGGGCTAAAAGTATTGGGGAGAGAAGTATCTCTCCCCTCTCCTAAACTGAGGAAACTACCATGACACTACCAGACGAAAGATACCGCGCACTAAAGCAAGGAAAGAAGTTGCTAGAAGAACTATGCGATCCGGGCAAGACGCCCAGGGTGCCGAGCATCGTCCGTGATCGTGCGCGTGGTGCATTGCGACATTATCCAAATGACTATGAACTTGATCGTATCGCGGACAGTTGTCCTGATATGCTTGACAAAATAGCATTCAATGATAGAATCGCTAAAAGAAATATACTAAAATAAGGAGTTTAATAATGCCAGCAAAAAGCGTAAGCAAACTTAGTGATAAACTGGTTAAAGTAAGTGAATCATTTACAGTTAATATGTATGACAACGGTTACATGATTGAAGCAAGCGGTCGTAATAAAAAGACTGATTACGTCACTGCAAAGATTATGTGTAACACGATTGATGAGGTACTTGCTCTTGTAAAGGAAGCATCCGAAATGGAGCGGGACGTGTAACATGGCGAAACCATTTGATGTTAGCAAATTTAGAAAAGACATTACAAAAAGTATTGAAGGTCTCAGTATTGGTTTCAATGATCCTACTGATTGGATCAGTACCGGTAACCACGCTCTCAATTATCTTATTAGTGGAGACTTTAACAAGGGAGTCCCATTAGGTAAAGTAACTGTGTTTGCAGGTGAATCAGGTTCAGGCAAATCATATATTTGTTCTGGCAATCTTGTTCGTCACGCACAACAGCAAGGCATTTTCGTAGTATTGGTTGATACTGAAAATGCGCTTGATGAAGATTGGTTGAAGGCACTTGGTGTTGATACCGCAGAAGATAAATTGTTGAAATTGAATATGGCAATGATTGATGACGTTGCTAAGACTATTAGTGAGTTTATGAAAAATTATAAACTTTTACCAGCGGACGATAAGCCGAAGGTATTGTTTATCATTGACAGTCTTGGTATGTTGTTGACTCCAACTGATGTCAATCAGTTTGAAGCAGGCGACATGAAGGGCGACATGGGTCGTAAGCCTAAGGCACTCACCTCACTTGTACGTAACTGTGTCAACATGTTTGGATCGCACAACGTTGGTCTAGTCGCAACTAATCACACTTATGCTTCACAAGATATGTTTGATCCAGATGACAAGATCAGTGGTGGTCAAGGCTTCATCTATGCTTCAAGTATTGTTGTTGCTATGAAGAAACTCAAACTCAAAGAAGATGATGAAGGCAACAAGATCAGCGAAGTACGTGGTATTCGTAGCGCATGTAAAGTTATGAAAACACGTTACGCAAAGCCATTTGAAAGTGTTCAAGTCAAGATTCCTTATGAGACTGGCATGAACCCTTATAGTGGTTTGCTTGATCTATTTGAAAAGGCAAATATTTTGACGAAGGAAGGTAATCGTCTTGTTTATACAACTGATAGTGGAGAAGTTATCAAACTCTTCCGCAAAGGTTGGGAAAGCAACGAAGATGGTTGTCTTGACAAAGTAATGTCAGAATATCAAAATCGTCAAACAAAGATAAGTAATACAAATTCTGTTGTGGAGGAATAACACAGATGAGTATTACTGTTATACACGAAGTATGGCGTGCATTGAAGAGTGAAATTGATGAAACAGTTCTTCCAGATGCCGCAGAGTCACTTGTTGACGTTCTCATTCAAAATGATTATGAAGCAAGTGATATTAAGGCAGAGTTTCGTAGAGACACCTATGTAATGGATGCTGTCAAGGCATACATTGCTTCACAAGAAGATGAAGAGGAAGAATACGAAGAAGAAGAGGAAGATGACGAGGATTATGACGATAATTGGTGATAGATGAACTGGTATACCAGAATCACTGCTGATTTAAGTGTAATCCCTGATTTCATAGCACACTATGAATCAGAACTTGAACAAGCACGTTGGGATTGTAGGGTAGGTGGAAAGGTAGAAAAGAATATCTCAAACCTACCCGGCATCACAGAACAACGTTTCAATCAACTACAAGAGATTGAGGCTGTATTGAATTATCTCAACATACAATTGCGTAAGTTGAGGCGTAAATACTTTCAGAAGTATCTAGAAGGATATAATCGCGCACTAACAAGTCGTGATGCTGAAAAGTATGTTGATGGCGAAGATGAAGTTATTGACTTTGAAGTTCTGATCAACGAGGTAGCACTTTTGCGTAATAAATGGCTAGGCATCATGAAAGGGCTTGATAGCAAGCAATGGCAATTAGGCCATATCGTTCGTCTACGCACAGCCGGCATGGAAGATGTTACGGTCTCCTAATGAGCCAAATAATACACAACATCAAAGCCTATATCAATACCTATCAAAACCCATACCATCAAGTAAGAGTCGTCCATATCAAAGATAAAATTGATTACACTATGATTTGTTATGAACATTACGAACGTGATATTTGTATTGTTGTTTATAATGATAACTTCATTAAAATAAATGTTGATAACCATATACATGCCATATGTGATGGTATAAAAACGTTCAGATCAGAAATAGATCGGTTAAATAATCCTAGATACTATTAGAGAGCAATATGAATTTAAAAATAAAAGCACTTATTCAAATTTTAATAGCAGGTTTGTTTGGTGCAGGACTAATGATAGGTTTTAAAATATTAAGTCCAGACTATGGTGAACAAATATTTTGGATACTATGGTTTACAATTTTTATGTATTTTGCCTATACTTTAAAAGTAGCAACATTAGAATTGCAAGATTTTATAAAAAGCCTCAACAAAGAAAATTAATAATATTGGGCAAACTTAACTTGACACAACATATAGTGTCATGTAATCTATATATTGTGTTCAATAAATGAAGGAGATTACTATGAAGGTTCGTGATAGCGTATTATTAAAGATGACTGCTGTTGGTTTGGCTACTATAGGTGTAATCCTCGGTCTACATTATCTTTTTGGCGATTGGGGCATCATCATCTTTTGGTCTGGTGTATTAGCATACCTGCTGCGCACCTTGTACCTCATGCAGGTCGATATTGCTACTAGGAAACAGCAAGACCTAGTTGACAAACTCAAGAAGTAATAGGACCGCTTTATAGCATATGGGCGGGGGTAGTCATAGACAGATATACCCCCGTCCTCTTCCGCTTATATCCAGGCCTATGCGATTTTACGAGGCATTGTAAGTTGTTGATTTGTATGGAATTATAGTTGTTGACCTAAACCTAGTTTGGGCGCATAATATCTACATAATGAACGAACGGAGAAATACGATGGATACGAGACATGGTAGTGCTTATGATCGCGGTAGTGCTGATAGTTACTATCGTCGCGGTCGCAAGCCTCACTATTATGTAGGTGCTACTTACACTAGCGAAATCGTCACCGAGGAGCGTATGACCGCTGATGAAATCGCGGCATATCACAAGGGGTTTGACGATAACGAGGCTGACGGTAATCACAAGGATTGGTTCTAATATGGGATATCGTGTATTGACTAATTTGGAACGCAAGTACCAACCGCGCAAAGGTCTTGAAGGTCCTTTCTACTACCCTAACGGTCAGGTGTTATACTATGATCCTAAGGCTGGTCAATACTGGGATCCTACTACGGACTTCTACGTGCCTCACGGTACTGTAGCGGAGCTGAAAAACGAGTTTTTCGGCATTCTAAGTCGTTGATATTGTTGGATTTATAGTTGTTGACCTAGGCCGTCAATTTGCTATACTAGTTATATTGATTGTTCACTAACGGAGTGTTTTATGTCAATTGTTCTTGTTAAGAGTGGGTCGTATCGCGGCATCCCTGTGATCAATACACAGTTCAAGTTGGTGCGCGGTTTTCAGACTGGTAAAAAGGGTAACTATATCACTGTTCGTAATGACGGTGTGTTTAGTGACTATGCTGGTATTGACACTGTTAAAATTAAGGTCGAGGACCAGCATGACTTTGAATTTGTTGGTGGTGAGGAACCTGCTGGTGTCACGCAATTTGTTCCTGCCCCGGTCGTTCAAGAGTCTGATGACGAGGCTATGAATCGTATCGCAACACGTTTTGCGATTCTTGATGAAATGGCTAAGGCTACTACTAACGGTGGCATTCGCGCAATGATCGTGAGTGGTCCCCCGGGCGTTGGTAAGTCGTTTGGTGTTGAGCAGCAGTTAGAGAAGGCGAGTATGTTTGATCGTCTGTCAGGCAAGACACTCAAGTACGAGGTCGTCAAAGGTGCTATGACGGCACTTGGTCTCTATGCGTGTCTGTTCAAGCATAGCGACAAGAATCACGTATTGGTGTTCGACGATTGCGATAGCGTACTCATGGACGATTTGTCGCTCAACATTCTCAAGGCGGCTCTTGACAGCGGTAAGCGTCGGCGTATCTACTGGAACAGTGATAGCAATATGCTGCGACGAGAAGGCATCCCCGATGCGTTTGACTTCAATGGTTCTTGCATCTTTATTACGAATATTAAGTTTGAGAATTTAAAGAGTAAGAAGTTGCAGGATCACCTTGAGGCACTTCAGTCGCGCTGTCACTTTCTTGATTTGACGATTGACACCGAGCGTGACAAGTTGTTGCGTATCAAGCAGGTGCATCGTGATACTGATGGTGGTCTGTTCCGTGACTATCATTTTGAAGGTGATGAAGGTGATCAAGTGTTGCAGTTCATGTGGGACAACAAGTCGCGCTTGCGTGAGTTGAGTATGCGTATGGCGCTGAAGATTGCTGATCTTGTCAAGGTAAGTGCTGACAATTGGCGCAATCTTGCTGAGAGTACTGTTATGAAGCGGGCTTGATACTCCGTTACCCGCTCAAGGAATGAGCCCCGTAAGGGGCTCTTTCCTTTTAAAAAAAATAATTATTAATTAATGTCGTAAATAGTCTTATGAATAAAATTCCCCTAGTAAATTCACACGTTTACGAATTTTTCATTGATCCGAATATAGTGGATGAAGCATTTAAGTATTTTTTGAGTTTGCCCATCACTACTAAAGGTGCAGGAAGACCACAAACAGGCACCAAATCATTACACGGTATTACATCAGAAAATGACTACATACCGTTTTATCATGAAAAATTATTTATTGAGATTCAAAAATGTGTAGACCTAGTTTGCGATCTGCATTTTAAAAATACTAAAATGGCGATTTGCGATTCTTGGCTTACAAAAACAGAGTTTGGAAAACAATCCGCTATTCATACACACAACTGTAGTATTTTCAGTGGACTGGTTTATTTTTCAGACAGTACAACTCCTACTAAATTTATTTTAGATGACCCTTTTTTACAAAAAAATGCTCACCTTTTTGAAAGTATTATTATAAATCAAAATTATACTCAAAGCGTAGAACCTAAATTAGGAAAAATAATTATTTGGGATAGTAGTTTAAAACATAAAATCTCTGTGCATAAAGAAAAGGATGTTAGATATACATTAGCATTTAATACTTGGTTAACTGGATCTATAAGTAATCGTTTAACAGGTCAACTACATTCAAATGTCGTAGATGTAAAACAAAAAAACCAATAAATTTAGAATATACAAATGAAAGAATTTTTAATAGGTAATGCAAATTGTTATGAATTTCAGGCTACCGACCAGCTGGTTGATAGTGTATTGGCTAATATAGAAAATTCAAATGTAGAGTATAAAAAAATTTCGCTAAATCAAAATAACTCCCCGACAATGGGTTACATCAAGAATGAATATGGGTATACTTCTTTTTATCATCAAGAATTGTATAGTTTTTTAGATGAATGTTTAAAAGAGGTAGCAGAAAAAAATTTTAATAATTTTTCATTAAAAATAGTTGATCTTTGGACTACTAAATCTAAATTTGGGCAGTCAAGTCAAAGTCATTTTCATACTATGTCAATTTTTAGCGGGCTTTTGTATTTGTCAGATTGTGACAGATCAGAAACAGAATTTACCATGAATACACGTTTGTATGATAATTGGAAGTTTTTTATACACGAAAATTTTATTAAAAATAAGGAACAAACTTACAGAGTTAAACCAAAAAAAGGAAAAATTATAATTTGGCCAAGTGACATAAAACATAAAATCACGCCCCACTCTACAAAAGACGACAGATATACAATAGCATTTAATACATTTCTAGAAGGTATAAGCCTTAAATCATCTGCAAGAATAAACATCTCTCTTACAGACGGATGTCAGCCTGAAGATGCTATCCCATTCAGAAAAAAAACATAATACTTTGTTCCATAGTGTTTTACTTTTAGATTAAGTATTAGTATTATATCACTTATGTTTACTACTAATGAGGGTCTTTTAAAATACTTCACGGCTGGTTATATCCATCTGAGTAAAAAGGACTATAACTTTTTTAGTAATTTGGACAATATTATTACTGACAAAAAGGTTATTACGTCAAATCAAAGTAAACTTTTTAATAAGTTGGTTTTTAAATACAAAAGACAATTAACTAAAGAAGGACATAACGTAGAGGAACTAGCCAAATTAGATTGGCAAAGTTTTGTTATTACAAGCGAACCTGAATTTCTTCGCGCCAAAATTTCTATAAAAAATGATAAAATAGAAATTAGATCACCATTTAACAGTAAGTTTATTACTGCTGTTAAAAGTATTGATTTACAACCTTATATTTGGGACAAAGAAAAAAAATGTTATACCGGAGATTTTTCTACATATAATTTACAAAACGGTGTTAATTGTGTAAACAAGTTTTATAATGATGTAGACTACGATGCAACTGTTTCAAATTTATTAGATAATTTAAAACACTACCAAGATACTAAATATTGGAATCCTACATTAGTTAAATTGGACAATTCGTTTTATATCTTGGGGATTAACGAGTCTTTATTTGAAGTTGTTAAAAATTTTGAGTTGTCTGACGATCCAATAACACT